GCCAGCTTTACCTGTTGTATTGCAGCTAACCGGTACGCGCAGAATTCCGCCGGCCGAGGTGGCCTTTGCTGTTACTGTGAAGGATGTCAGGTCATCGCGCTGGATAATGGAACCCGCCGGGACGGAGATGTCGTTTGACGTCACATCCCAGCGCACGAAGCCGGTTGCCGACGTGGCGGCCTTGCGCGGGCATCGTTTCATGTTGGCGTGACGCGTCAGCCAGTCCTCATCGGCGAGGTCCGGCAGCAGGTTACGCGCCAGATAATCGATGTAGCCATACACGGTGTGCACCGCTGCCGCCTGCACCCGGCCATACACTTCTGCATCGGTGCGTCGCAGTGGCGCCAGCGTCGAATCGGCTGCCAGTCGGGTGAGAATATCGTTGCGGACGGTGGTGATTAACTGGGGGAGTGTCGGGCGGGTAAATCCACTGTCAGCCATTAAGTTCACTCCATAAATCGTCAAAGGAAAATGCTGTCCGGGTGCCGTCTTTCTGGCTGATAACCACCGAAGCACTGAGCTTATTTATGCCGGTTCGCTCGGCTTTTACGTCTACTCGTGCCGCTACGCCGTCATCCATCAGCCACTGAAGCGCCTGGCTGATAAATTCACGCGCTTTGAGCGGCGTTTTATTGGTGAGTGTCGTGCGACTGAGAAGATAAAGGCGGGAGCCGATGCGGTCATTCTGCACGGTCGGGAAGCTGTCGCCCCACCAGCCGTTATCCTGCTCCGGGCTGTCGTCAGGCTCGGCCTTTCGCCAGGAGAACAGTGAGATAATCACCGCGCGCGTCAAAGGGTCGGGCGGCCACGTCACGTCACGCTGGACGCCGTTAATGACAATAATCATGACTCCTCCATTTTCTGCGTTGTCGCGTCAGTAATGCCGCCGCCAGAGCCATTTTCTTTGTGGGTGTGGACGTTGTAAGCAACGCGCATGGCTGACATCGTCAGGCCGGAAGAATCGCACTTATCTTTAATTTCGCCGGTCGCCTCGATGTCCATTTCGAACCGCGCTTTGGTCGCATTGGTAAAGGTGATCGGATTGCCCCCACCGTTGACGACGATCCCTGCACGGGAGAGCGTCACCGACTGGCCCTGATCGTCATACACCGCCACCTCACCGGATTGCAGATCTTTAATGCGGTAGCGGCGATCAGAGACAACCAGCACCACGCCGTGTGACCTGTCACCGTCAAAGTAGGCTGCCACGGCCTCTGCACCGGTCAGCGGTGCGGCGGTAAACCCGTATGGCTCCATGTGCTCGATATCGCTTTTGCCTTCACCTCCGGCCATTTCAACCTGCAGCATCTGGCACTTTGTAGCCGTGCTCAGTCCGCGAACCACGGCGCGGGCTAGAAGATTTGACAGCGCACGGCCCATACCTGAAATCGGGTTAGCCATTAGAAATCATCCTCTTCTTTCTTTTTCTTCCGCTTGCCGGGCTTCGCTGGCTCAGGGAGGTAGGCATCGGGCGGACCGACACGGATTTCGGTCACAGTGCCGTTTTCATCCTGCTGGTAGGTCACCTCAGCAATAACCATCTGCCGATTGTTAAAGTCGAGGATGGGATCGAAGACGACAACCTGCAGGTTAGGCAGCCAGAGTGATCCGTTACCCTGCCTCCATCCCTGCACGGTGTAGGTCACCTCATCGGTACGCGCGGCACGCTGGCGCATCTCAAACTCTGCGCGTGCGCTGCAGGTTGCCGTTGTGGCATTGCCGGTCTGGCGGATAATCATCGGGCGATAGCGCTTCAGTCCGCCATCAATAGTTTTTGAGCGTATGGCCGTAGTCGTGGCCTCGCCAAAGTCGTCGTCGTTACCCTTACGCTGACCGGATACCTGATAATCACTGAACCGGTCACGGATGCTCTTTTCGGTGTCACAGGAAAGAATGTTTTCACCCAGCACCAGCGCGGTATGCGCCTGCTGACTGCCAATGCCGCCGATAACCAGATTGCCCTGCGCGTTGTCATACGCCAGCGCCTGCTGCAGCCCGAGCATTTTATTCAGCACGTCCATGACCGTTTCGCCCTGGTCGGCCTGAATGCCCTGTAGCGCACCTGACACGCCGCCCGCATCCACCACCGTGATGCTGAATGGTTTTGCCAGTTCGGCGGCCACCTGAGCCAGCGTGCGACCGGCATATTGTGAAGGCGTAGCAGAGCAGTCGATGAGGTCAGCCGTTTTACTGCGCCCTGATATCCCCACGCTGATGCTGCGTGCGTCATACCGGACAGGCGTCGCCTCGATGTAGCCGGTCAGCACTTTGTCGGTGCCTATCAGCACCTCCACGAGGTCACCGTTTTTGATCCGGTTGCTGCGGTTAGCTTGGTCGGTGTCACCGGGCCAGCTGCGGGTAATCTCAACGGTAAAGTCGCGGGCGATGCGCTCAATGCCGGCTGCAATACGGACCGAAGTCCAGCCGCCCCACTCCTGCCCGTTAACACGAAGAATTACGGTGTTGTTCATCGTACCGGCACCCTGAGTGACTGAACCGGCACGAAGCCGGGATGGCGGATGCCGTTGCGTGCCGTGATGTCACCGGCACGGGATGCGGAGTCGTACCAGTCAGCGGCCAGAACCAGCGCGGGCATCACCTGCGTCGGTGTGCGCTCCGTCATCCGCTCGACCTGCTCAAGCCGGGCTGAGATATCGCGATTAACATCGGTGCGTACGGTCACCAGCGCCTGATAAAGCCCGTCGTCTGAAACCCGCTCCATCTCAAGGTCAATGGCCTCGTTGAGGCTGTCACGCACCTGCGCGAGGTCATCCCATGAAATAACGGTGCTGTTATCCAGAGAAGTGGTTACGCCGGAAGAGGCGGAAACAGTCGCTGTCGCTACAGTGTCCGTGTCTGAAGCCGCATTACCTGACTCAGGCCGAATGTTGCTGACGGCAGGATGCGACACTATAACCGGCTGCTGCGGGTCCTGCTGGCGCGTGACAGTGCGGTTTGCTGGCTGCGGCAGACTGGTGACTGTGGCGGCTGCCTCACTTATTGCCGTGGTGCGTACCGCCTGCGCAACGTAATTGCGCTGCGTGGTCTGCGCCTGCGCTGTCTTACTGTCGGTTTTCCAGACGCCGCGAGGGGCCAGACCCGAATCAACCGTGACTCCGGTCAGCCCTTTAATCATCGACATCAGGTCAGATGCATTGCCCGTCAGCCGCGTTCCGGCACGCCACATGGTCTGCAACCGGTTAACAAAGCTCATGCCGCTCGATGGAGGGCTGAGCATTACCGATAAATCACCCTGCATAAGACGCGATGCGGCGCTGATGCCAGAGTCAACATACTGAAAGGCGCTGGTCACGGTATTAAACATGCCGGTTGCCTCATCCAGCACGCCGTCCTGCAGGAAGTCAGGCATCCCATCCATACCAAAGGCACCGAACGCCGATGAAATAGCGTCATCAAGAAACGAAACGGAAGAAGATAATTTCTGGCCGGTTGCCAGCCCCGCGGTCGGGAAAGAAAGCTTGCCAGACTCAACGAAGCTGAAACTGATGCGGCACATGCGCCCTTCGCTCTGCGAATGACTGACGCGAATAGCATCATCCACGACCACCGTCATTTCGCCGTAATAGGGATGAACCAGCGTACAGGAACCCGGCTTTTCGATCGCTTCAATCAGCCGGTTGCGCTGTTCAAAGAAGTCATCGCCAATCAGATAAGCCTGAACGCTGAAGCGACGCGTTGCCCGCCCCAAATCCTCCGCCCACGGCTTATCGCGATTAGGGTACTCATGCACCTGCACGCGACGCCCAAAGGTTGCTTCGTCGCTGTCCACCTTAAACGCGATGCCACGCAGTGAGGCATCCTGCAGATTATCTTTCCAGGCCATGGCTTACTCCGGGCATAAAAAAACCCGCCGGAGCGGGTTGTCGTTGTAAATTCATTTCAGTCAGGCATTATGACCTTGCAGTTAATTTCCTTCACACCTGATGTGCCATTTTTATTAACTCCAGCTTTGATTTTTCCGCTTTTCATTACTTTCAGGAAAAATTGTCCACCAGGAAGTGTGAAACCAAAATCATAACCGACGATTATATCAGAATTAAGATCATCATTTTTAAAGTTGGCTCCTATCCAGTCCAGCCTTGCGTCAGGTCCAGTCCCATCTTTAAAAACATAAACTCCTAAGCTTTTTCCAAACTCATAGGTAGCGTTGGTGATAAGAAAGGTTCCACTTGCTGAAGGTGATGGGCACTGAATTACTATTTGTTCACTAAGCTTTCCATCTCCATCAGCAGCTTTTATAACTTCATTTACGAAATTAGTTGTAAAGCTGTTGTCCTTAGCTAGGGATACTGCTGAAAACAAAAATAGAATTATTGCTGCGCTTTTTTTCATATTCCATTACCAGAGTTTTAAATTAGAATATTGGAGAATGTCACTTAGCAGAAAACATCAATTATTCCCACTAAATCGATTATAACCAACATCATAATTAAGCCAAGGCAATGAGTTACCCGCGGGTGCTACGCGCATGCCAGGAGGTGCGTTATCGAATGTCACTTTCAGCTCACCAGCCTGCGGTCGCCCTGCAGAAGATGGCCGGTCGAGACCCACCTTTGGATCATATCGCCCTTCGGGTATCGGGTTATCCATCCCCAGAAATTCACGCAGCCTCGGGAAAAATCCGTTATATCCTCGCTCACGCTCCTGTGACTGCAAACGGTTAACGAGTAGCTGTCCTTTGCTTACGCCCTGATCGCTTGCCTGCTTATCTAAATCCTGTAATTGCTTGAGAAGCGAAATTGCTATGCCAATTGTGATGGTCATTGCACCTAGGCGGCTGATTTTATCAAGCAGGCCAGACAGTGAACCTGCGAGAGTCACAGCCTGCTGCAGAGAGCCAATCGTTTTGATAGCAAAAGACCCGGCCATTACTGCGCCGATACCCTCAATTACGGTCTGCCAGCCACCCATCTCCTGAGCGACATTGTCTATCTCAATCCAGACCTGCTTAACGACCGGGCCAACCTGATCCCAGTTGTTAATTATCAGCAAGGCACCAGCACCAAGAGCAGCTATGGCCAGTTTGGCTGGCGACAGGTTCATTACCATATTAAGCACTTTGAAAGACTGCGAAACGGCCCCGACAGCCGCACCCACTGCAATCAGAGAGATAGCGAATTTAGCAACTGACCTGACCAGTTCCGGGTTATTCCTGACAAACTTTTCCGTCTGTTTTATGTATGGCATGAGTGCAACAACACCCTGCTTAAGCTGCGGCGTAAGTGCATCACCCAACGCCAGGCTTACAGCAGTTATGCCATTCTGCATCAGCGTGAGCTTGTTTTCAGTGGTGTCTGCGCGGGAGTCATATTCCTTTTGCATTGAGCCTGCGTACTGCTGTGCATCAGCAACCTTCCCGAAGTTTTTGCGAAGCAGGTCGAGGTTGTTAAGAAGCGGAGCAATAGCCTTTATTGACTCTCTTCCGAATAACCATTCAAGTGCTTTTGATTTGCTTTCTTCAGGAAGGTTTTTGATCCCCTCCAGCACCTTGAGCATGGTCGCCTTGGAGTCCTTCACCATGCCACTTGCCAGAGACTTAGGTGCCATCCCGATTTTTTTCAGGACCTTCTTAGCATTACCCGTATTGACGTTGGAAAGAGAAAGCATGAAGTTCTGAATGCCAGTGCTGGCTACTTCAGACTGAACACCCATCCCTGCGATGGTTGCACCCAGCGCAGCAAGGTTGCCAGTTGAAACGTGGTTGACCGCCGCGAG